CTATAGCGGTTGTGGTCGGGGTGCCGTTTGCAACAGTTTTAATAACATCTGCCGTTGTTTCCGGGTCCTGAGTTTTTATAACCGTTTCCGTCGTGGTCACAAGAGCCGCAAGAGCGGTTATTGCCGCTACGCTGGACGTGTCCCACTTACCGTATTTACCGGTTGCCGGGTCTATGACAATTACGGTACCGGCTGCAAGAGAACCGGCGCCGGATGCAATAGTTACTGATCCATAACGGAAATTGTGGTCACGGGTACCAAACATCCGGTCATTATAATCAAGCTGTGTCTGTGTCATTATTTAGCCTCCGTTTTAATTCCGAACATTGCGGCAAAATCTGCTCCGGAAATGTCCAGTGCTTTTTCGTCTGCTTTTTCTGGTTTGATATTTCCGGCGGCTGTTTCTGAACCGTTTTTCTGGTCTGCTGCGGCTGCGACACGGGCTTTTTCCGTGTCGGCAAGTTTTAAGACGAATTCTGCGGTTGCGGATTCGCCTTTTTCTTTTGCTTCGTCAATCATCGCTTTCTGGTTCGGGAAACGGTCATACAATGCTGTAAAACCTGCTTTACGTTTTTCCTCAGCAGCAAATTTATTCTGCTGCTCTTCAAATTTCGCTGACATTTCAGCTCTGACACTTTCGGCGGTTTTTTTTGCCGTGTCCGATGCCAATTTGTCAAGCGCTTCCTGAGTAATTTCCATAGAGTTTGACTCCTTTGTTATAATTTCGGCGGTGTCAGTGGCGTTCTGTCCTCCCATGTCTCCCGGTATTACTACAGTGGCGTTCTGTGGTTGTGCCGGTTTACTGTTGGTTATATCTGTAATTATACCGTCAATCATGCCGGCCTGCAAGGCTTTTTTAGCAATAAGTACTCCGCCGCGTCCGTAATTATTTTTTATATTGTCGGCATTCGTGTTGCGGCCTTTTGCGACATAATCGTAAAAAACGGCTTCCATTTCGTTCAGGCGGTCAACAAGTTTCTGCCGGCCTGATGGTTTTGACACGTCAGGGGCTTTGTCAGGGGCGTTATCGCTGGTTAAAATGTAGCGTTTTATTCCCATGCCGTTATCGGCTCCGCTATCGTCCACCACTTCCATGAGTATTCCAATTGAGCCGACTTCTGCGGATATGTTTTCGGCAAAGACGTTACCAATACCCATTTGTGAGGCAAGAGCATATCCGGCGGATGCGCAGAGGCTTCCAATCATGGCCGTTTTTTTCTTTTTACAGGCGGCGAGTACGTCAGCGGCGCGGAAAAGTCCTACCACGTTTCCACCGGGTGTTTCAAAATGATACTGCAACTGCCGGACGTTCGGGTCTGATTCCGCTTTTTGTGTGGCGTTTATAATATCGCTGTATGTTGTCATGTCCTGATCAAACAAAATTGCGCACGGGTCTGGTTTTGGTTCTAGCGGGCCGCACACGGCAATATGTGCCGTGCCGTCTCCGTCAACGGTGTATAATTCCCGGTCTTCATTGTGGTATTCGTCGATTTCCGCTTTTAATTTTTCTATATATCCTGCGTCGTATCTTCCTGCTGCTAGAGCTGCGGATATATCATTTTTATGGTCAATGTATGCCTGCAAATGGACTTTATCCATTGCGTAAAAAACTATCCTACTCATTTTGTGTCGTTCCTCCCTGTTCCAGTTGTGCCGGTTCAAGCACGTTTCTTGCTTTTGCGAGCGCGGCATTTTCAAACATAAGTCGTTCTGCGTTTTCTTCTGCGCTTGTTCCGGTTATCTGCTGTGCTTCGTATTCGCGGTTACTGAAAAGTCCATCGCATCTTGTTGTTGCGGCTGTTGCTTCTGCGGCAGGATTAAGTGACGGTTTCGGTGGTGTTATTACGGACATATCACACCATGCGGCGCGTAACTGTGCTTTATCCCAGCCGGGGGCGGTTACGATACCGGCGGCGATTTTTGCATTGAGCCATGCGCCGTAATTAGGATAATGGAAATCGGACTCAAACTGTTTAAGGTAAAATTCGATGCTGTTTTTCCATGTAAGGTCAATTGCGCCTTTACTGGCATTATAGCTGCCGTCAAACCTCTGTTTTACGCAAACAACGGAAACACCGTAATCTGCAGGATATAAGAATTCAAGAAGTTTTTCTATATATTCGGGAATGTTGATGTTCGGGCGCGTTGTATTCAATTCTGTATATTTATATCCCGGCGTAAAGTGCTGGAGAATAAAACCGCCTTCGGTAACTTTTCGGATACTGTAACCGGGGGCAGCATTCGGGGAAATTTCCTCGCCTGAGCCTTCGGGGTCTTCAAGGTTCGCCCAGCCGGTTTTGACGTCGCCTAATGATTTCATCGGGTTTTTACCGTTCGGCATGGCGCCGCTGTCGCTTGTGACACTTCCAGCAATAACGGTATTGAGTCTTGCAGATTCAAGTTCAAACTTTTCCATGTCGGCAATATTCATATATTCATGCCAGCTGTAGGCGCTTTCAGGGATTCCGCGTTTTTCACCGGGGGTCTTTTTGATAAAGCAGTGCAAAACCTGCTGGAAACCTGTAGGAGAGTAAACTGGTACTCTTGTCCACGGATCGTTAAATCCGGCAGGTGCTATAAAAATTGCAACCTCATTATCCTGTGCGTCGTATTCGATTCCGGAATCAATATAATGTCCGCTTTGTAGGTCATGCAAAGACTGACGGGTATCAATTTTAACTGTTGTGTTTACGTCAATCATGGGGACTGGAAAATAAACGCCAAAGGTAGGGGATTGTACCTGATACGGGTGTATGAGTTGTAAAGATATGCCGGGGAGACGGGTATCATCGTTAAAATGCTGGCGGCGGACAACAAAGCATTCGCCGGGGGAAAGATACAATGATAATGCCTGATCTGCGAGCTGCATATAATTGTCAGATCGGCAATAATCCCAATCTTTTGATTTTTTATCGAGTCTCCAGAGGCTTTCCGTAAATGCAGACCATTCCTGCGCTGCTGCAGGATCTAGTTTCAAAAGTCGTCGGTTTGGGTGGGACTGTATACGTGCGTCAAAGCAGATGCGTTTTATAAAAGTCTGAGGGGCGCGTAAATGTCCGGAGTGATGAGACTGAGTATAGACATGTTCCTGTGCAAAACGGTAATCTGCGGTACTCAAAGGGGAATAGTGTGCAGTAGGAAGCGGTGTATTTGCGGTAAAGCGCTGACGCGTTGGATAATAACCTGCGTGGTACTCTGACATAGTTGTGGCTGCGGCGGTTATTTTTTTCTGTTCTGATTTGCTGTATTTTGATATGTCACCGACAATACCTTCCATCGGGCTGTAACCGATTCCTCGCGATGCAAATTCGTGTACAGCTTTATCCACTTTTGATACCGCGCGCTGATATCTGGTGGCGGCGATTATGTCTTTTATAACCATCTTGTGGAGCCTCCGAACTGGATAACATCGGCGCCGAAAATGCGACGGTAGGTTACTGGGTCTTGTTCCTGCAGCATGGCAAGATATTTTTCATACTGCTGGCGTAAAAGAGTTACGGACATGCTGATGGTGTGTTTACTCTGCCCGGTGTCAAGTTCAGAGCTGGAGACAGCGGCGTCCATTTGTTCGTCGAGTGACTTCAGTTTTGTTATAATTTCGTCGGTTGTATATAATGATGCCATCTATTTTAATCCTCCTCAATAATATCACGTATGTTGTCATGGTGCAATAACGTTCCATTCTGTTTTTTATCACCGGCTTTATGGTACCCGTATTTTTTTACGGCAAAATCCCAGAAAGCATCATAATTCGTTGTCTCCTCTCCTGCAAGCAGGGATGTTTCGTAGGCGAAAATTTCAAACGCTTCTGTTGCGTAACAAGCGCAGTCTAATGCTTCGTTACTCCCGTGGGCTACCCAGTCATAACCGATTATTTTACCGCCCCTTATTTTTGGTTCCGGGCGTTCGGCGGTTAGCTGCTCAAAATATTTGTGCTCCGTGTCATACGGAAACATCATATATCCGTCAGGGTAAAGATGTGTTGCCGGATCCTGCCGTAAACCGAGTGCGTTATAAATACGGCGTTTGATTGGTTTGGTATTGAGTTCATAAAACGGTAATGTCAATCCATCGCCGGAACGGAAACCCTTTATTTCATTTTTTTTGAAAAATCCGTTTTTTATGCTTGCATCACCTTTTATCGGGTAAATATTCATGCTGCCGTCACAGAACTTATATACGGCATCGGTCTGGTAGCCGGAATCTATCAATACCATAAGTGGGGTAATAGGGAAAATGTCATTTGAGATTGCGATCCTTAATTTTGCAAAGGCTCCAGAACGATAATCTGTCACCTCGCCACGGAAAATGTAATGTTTCAAAAGCCAGACTCTACCGTGAGGAGCAAAGCCGAATAAGGACGCTTCAATACGCGGTTCTTTTCCGTCTATTACTTTTCCGTCTTTTGTATTCCCCTGCTGGATATCACAACCTAGAAAAGCGATAACAGGGGATCCTTCGGTTGTGTTCGGTAAGTCTCCTGATTTATAGGTGCCTTTCAAAACGTGGAGCGTTTCTGCAGGCGGAGTTTCGGAATAATCTGAAAAAGGTTCACCAAGGTATAAGTTTATGAAAGACTGCAATTTTTCCGGGTCGCCTTTTGCCTCAACAAACATTTTTGCTAGGTCGTACCATGTAACCATTCCAGGGGAATAATATAATGCTGAAAACTGGAAAGATCGGATACCTGCTTCTGCCTTTTCTTTATTTGACGGGATCCAGCGCGCTTTACCGCCGAGCTGGACGCACGGGAGAAAATCTACTTTATCTTCCTCTTTTATTTTATAATCGCATTTTGAGTTTTCGCATTCGTAATAAATACTGTCTTTTATGACGTGGCCGTTTTCATCTTTTTCGAATTTCAGATTTTTCCATTCCAGCTTTTGCAGGTGTCCGCATTTCGGACAGGGAACGTAATAATATGACTGGTCGCCGGAAAGAAACTCTGCGTATATAATAGAAGATTGTGTAATTAATGGTGTTGAAACGCCTAGAATTTTCCTTCGTCCGGCGTAAGTGATAGAACGGGCTTTTGCTACTTCTACGAAATTACCCTGGGAAGCAGATTTATTTGTATTGGCTATTTCGTCGGCGTCTTCCATGATTATGGTGTCATAACTCTGGTTTCGAAGTAATTTTATTTGTCCGTATGAAATCATATCGAGGCGTCCGCCCGGCCATGATTTATGACCGGTTGCATTTCCTTTTCCTCCGTGCTGAGTATTTTTTTTATAGGAAGACCGCAAAAGTTTATCTGCTCCGGAAAGCTGCAGCAATGGCCCTATTCTGCTGTCGTCCCATTTCTGGACAAAATCTTCTGTCGGGCCGATCGCCAAAACAGGTCCGGGGTTTTCAAGCACTTTATATAAAATAAGGTTTTCGGTTGTGCCTGCGGTTTTACCGCCCTGAGCTGATGCCATAACGTAAATCTGTTCTACTGGAGACTGAGGGGACAGGCATTCTGCAATCTCATACATATAGGGTGTACGGGCATAGCGGTATTTACCCTCGAAAGGGGAACCGGTCGGTAAGACGCGGTGTTTTTCGGCGCATTCTATTACAGTGCTTGTTATCTTTTCAAATGGGAGATTATCAAGAGACTGCAAAAGATAATCGGTGTCTGACTGGATATGTTTTTTATTCATCCGTATTGTCCGATTTGTCAGTTTCTTTTTCTTTTTCGGTGTATTTCATTTCGGCAACGTAACGGGCTATTTCTTTTTTCATTTGTTCCCTTGCGTCTATTATTGCCTGTGTTATCGGTTTCCGCAAAATGTCGGTCAGTTCCGTTTTGCCTTTACCTTTTTTATAGGCTGCGCCGAATTCGTCAACGTAAGATACCGGCAGGGCAAGGATCATTTTATTAAGAGCAGAAAGATATCCAAAACAGGTATTTCCGAGGGTTTCTTTATAAACAACCTCGCAGCGGGCTTTCTGATTTTCTATGCGCAGTTTTTCGTACTGTTCCTGAAGTTTTGCAGTTTCAAGATAAACTTTGCGTTGTGCCATCGACATTTTACTTAAATCTGTTCCGTCAAGGGTAAAAGGTTGCACCGGTTTATAAAAGTCGTTCGGGATGCTTTTTTTTACAGGTTCACGGGTATTGATTCGTGGTAAAGTGATATTTTCCTGTTGTTTTGATTTATTCGTTTCAGGTCTTTTTTCTATTTCTTTTTTCTGCGGTGGAGGTTCGTCTTTTTTGGCTGCGGCGATAGAGTCGTTTATAAAACGTGACTCAATCCAGTTTTTGTTAACTGGATCATCCGTGTCGATTTTACCATCTGAATTTTTTTTTATATAACCAAGCTTAACGTACTTGCATACGTTTTGTCGGGTGCAGTGGCAAAAACTTGCAAACTCTGACTGGTTATAAATCATGATTTTATTTTAGCCGATGTCAAACGGGTTGTCAACCAACGCAGAATTTTTGAAAGTCGAGGTGCAAAATGACC